GCATCGGTTCTCGCCCTTGCCATCTCGGTGCGCATCAGCCTCTCGGCATCCGACTTCTTGACCTTGAACTTCCTTCTTAGCTCCCTTGCAAGCACCCTCGGGTTCTTTCCCTGGATAAGCCCGACCTGGATGAGGCTGTTGATGTCATTTCTCAGTAGGTCCTGGTGCATCCATATCCTGTCGCTGAATGTCGCGTTGTGGAAGGACGCATTGACGATCACATGTGCAGTCTTCGCATTGTTGATGACCGTCTTTCCAAGAATGCCGGCCTGTCGTCTCAGCTCGTCCTCCGTAGCGTCACCTATCTTCTCCTCCATGAAACTCTCAAGTTCGTCGTGCCCGCTTACGAGCTCAAGCCCGATGTTCGCCTTGAGAAGCTCGAGGCGGTTGACCTTCATCGTGAGGTTGTAGAGCCTCATCTCCTCGTTAGCCTTTGCCGAGAAGTTCCTCTCATCGACATACCTCTCGGCCTTCCTGGCGTACCTCTCGATGTCAAGGCTCGCAGCACGCTTCCTGGCCTCGGCCATGGATATGCCCTCAGCGCTCGCATACTTCGCATAGAAGCTGTTTATCTGCTCCTCTATGCTGTCAAGCATTGACTCATAGATCCTGTTTATCTCCCTGGCATATTCCCTTTCGTCGGTGATGTTGTGGGCACGCTGTGCCTCCTCCCTTCTTCTCCAGTAATCGGCGCTACTGCTCATTGCTGCCTGCCTTTACTGACGGGTATACGGGATTGCTTCCGTAGAAGCGGTTGACGACCGCATCATTGCTTTCGCGCTGCTCCTCATCGATTCGCTCGATTTCCTTCTTAGGGTCATCCACAATCGACAATACTGATAGCTGCGTTGGCTGTGACACGATGCCTGAAAGGTTCTGGGCAATCTGCGTCTCCTCGAGGATGTTCTGAGGGAGGTTGCGCGTATAGTGGTAGCTCAGCCCGATCCAGTCATTATCGGACATCGAGTTGACCGGATTGGAGAAGATGATGCGGTATCTTCGGTTGAGCCCCGACGTGAACTTTCTCTCCTTCGTCTTCGCCAGGTTTGACATGGACTGTAATTTATAAGCCATGGCAATGCCTGAACTGTTGCCGAAGTTCTCGTCATTGATGTTCGCAATCATGGACACCTGGTAGATCAGTCTCTCCATGCGGTTGAGTGCGTTCTCCTGCGTCGTATCGGCATTGGGCTTCTCAAGGAATCCCACATCCACAGGATTCTCTGACATATCACCCTCGAACGAGATGACGCGGTGATCTCTCATGTCCCTGAGCATGTCATCATTCAGTTTTGGACCGAGAATCTTGAGGTATGCATCAGCAAATGCATCGACATCGTTCAGCTTCTCGGAAAGCGCCTTGTTGTATCCCACGATAAGCGAGTACACGGACTCGAACACGGCTATGCGTGACTCGTTCTCCAGGAACTCCGTTGCAGGGATGTCACTGAAGCTATGAGAGCGGAATCCATCCTCGATGTAATGCAGGCCGCCATCATCCGTGAACGGCCATACTTCGGCTGGTGTAAGCACTTCCCCATGCATGATTTTCTTCGAGTCATAGTAGTACGTCACGAAGTATACCGGATGCTGCTCATATGTGTTGTCATACACCATGAATCCCTCCGTAGGGTCAAGATAGACGATTGAGATCTCCCCTCTCTCGTCATTGGCGTACAGCTCATATCCCTTGCCATAGATCGAGCATATGCGGCTCAGCTCGGCGTTGTTGTCATCGATGTCGTTGTACGAGTCAAGCATGTCAAGGTAATCGGTGACTCTTGCATCATCCGACTGGACCTTGATTGGAATCCCGATGAAATACCCATTGAAGGTATCGACGAGATACTTTGCGAAGTTGACCGTCACGCGGTTGTCGGGCTTCCAGTCCTCCTTGTCCTTCCACATGAGGTTGGGATAGACGTTCATGTACGCATCCCTCAGTATCCTGTATCGGTTCGTGATCAGGTTCTTGTGCTTTGCAATCAGCTCCCCGAGCTTAGTCACTGTCATCTCCTCATCATCGGACATGCATATGAGCTCATCGGGAATGATGGCTGGTCTTACATTCTGCTGTGGCATTATAATCCACCTCCTACTTTGTTGTATCCGATGGCAGGCTTTCGCATGGTCTCTATCGAGTACCTCAGTGCTGCCATTGCATCGTCAAAAAAAGGAACTGGCTCGTCAAGGTACGTGTTCGTTCTCGTATCCTTCTGCCACTTCCATTGCTGAATTTCTTTATATACATTGATACAGTCCGGATGGATATGTATCTTGTGCTGCTTCAAATAGTCAATCTGTGCGTGCACCGAATTTTTCTCCTTGTTGACGCCCTTTGCCTTGTATCCGGCCTTCTTCCACATCTTGATGCGGTCAGGCTCGGCCGAGTCACACCACATGCGGATATTCCTGCGGAATCCTCGGCTGTCAGCGATGGCTATCAGCTCATCGGTATCCTTCTCGTATTCATACATCTCTCGACAGATATAGATTTCATCGTCCTTGAAACCGACCTCAAGAAGGCAGTCCGCATGGTTGAAGCCGAAGTCCTGGGCATTGACCATGTAGTCAAACCGCTCGGGGGAGATGTTGAAATCCTCAACTACATAGTTGTGAAGAATCAATCCGCCTGTTTCTCCCCATTCGCCCAATCCATAGATCCTATATCCTTCCGGGTCAACTTCCTTTCGTCGCTCCATGCGTCGGTAGTAGCCTTCATCGATGAAGCGGTTGCTCTTGTAAGTCGAGCTGTGCGTGAAGACATCAGGGTCCTTGCGGTCAAAGAACTGTGCCTTGATCCAGTGCGAAGCGCTCACCGGGTTGAACGTCAGCCGTATCTGGTAGAACTGTCCAGGTGGAAGCTCGCCACGCAGTCGGTCATCGATTATTTCGAAGTCAGACTGCATCAGTTCCGTCGCTTCCTCGATCCATACATCCGTCAGTTTCCCACGCTTGAACGTGATGGACTTCAGCTTTTCGCGCTGCTTGTCGTCATTCACTCCCCGGAAGATGATCTGGTTGTGATTTGCCCGGCACTCAAGAAGCATGTTGCTGGAGTTGATGTACCAGTAAAGCTTCCACTTCTCTCCGAACATGCGAAAAATAGCACCCTGCAGCTCAGCAAAGGTACTATCACGGTTTGTAACGTCTGACTTCCGCACGCAAAGGAGATTGCGTCCAGGGTCCTTCATGAGGCGCAGTATGTAGTGCTGTGCCGTATCCACGCTCTTTCCTGAGCCGGCGCTTCCCTTCATTACGATGTACCGGCATTTTGAGCTGTCAGCGTCACGGAAAGACCTATTCGCCTGAACCCTGATCTCCATAGTCCACCTCTATGTTCAGGTCCATGTCCACGTTGGAGTCTATCTTGTCCGTGAACATCGCAAACGACTTGCCAAGCATCTCCGAGGCCTTGATGCGGTCCTTCATGGAGACGCTTATCTCCGTCTCGACCTGGTGGCCTTCACCGTCATAGCGGAGCACGGTCTCCTTCTCGTCGCCTCTCATGACCCTCGTCCAGAACTCACGTATCTCCTTGGCATCGGCTGTCTTCTCATCGTCGATCTGCTTGAGCTTCTCTTCAATTGCTTCCCTGATATAAGGTTTTTTTAAGTTCTCGACACCAATGACGCCTGCCGTCTTCCTGGAGTATCCGGCACGGATGGCTGCCTGTGTCGCGTTAAGGTCAATGAGATACTCCTGTACGAACCTTTCTTGCTTTGCAGTCATCTTCATGCCATCACTTCCCTTCATCAGCAAACTTGCAAAAGAAAAAGGACCACTTCAGGTCCTTAGGGCATGATGTCATGTCCCTCTCTTTCTATTTCCACATTTACATAATACTATATAATTTTATTGCAAAGCAATGCATTGTTGTGCAGTCATTCACACAAATCAAGCAACATGTTTATTGCCTTCCTGTGATACGTGTGATAGATGCTTGAACTTGAGTATCCTATACGCTTTGAGTAGTCATCATGGTCAAAGTATCCGTACTCTGTAACATGATAGTCAATATACTTGTAATGTATGATCTTCCAGCATATCTCATCACTGTCCTTGAGGAGATTGACCACTCCTTCAATCTCCTTCATCTTTTCCTCCAGCTCATGCTTTCGTGACAGCCGCATGTTGTACTGTGCAATCTTGCTTGCATATCCGTTCATTCCTTCTTCAGACAATGAAGGGGAATGTATACCAATGTCCTTCTCAATGCACTCAAGCTCTTCCCTGTAGCTTTTGTACTGCTTGAGATAATCAACAAGCTCTCTTCTGCTATCAAAGTGCAATACAATCACCGCCCTCTATAATCGTCTTCTCTTGACGACGCTATTGCCAGTCCCAGCACGACAGCTCCCAGGAAAAGACCGATGAAAAATGCCAGCATGACCAGCATGACAGCAAAACCTATTTCAATCATTCTTGATCTCCTCGTCAATGTAAATCCCGCAGTACTGCTCAAGACTGTCGCCGAGCTCGTCAAGTATCTCTGACTGCTTTACTTTGCCATTTCGAACGTCATTCACAAGGTCTGCGATAACGTATTTCAGGTCATCGATGATCTCTCTCACGTGTTCATACATCTTCCTTCACCTCGCAATTCTTTAAAACATCTTGAATTGATGTAGGTTCTTCGTCTTCCCATTTGATAAAACATAATAACTCATCAAACGGCGAAAGATACTTGTATCTACTTCCAGAAACCCATCCATTCAAAACTTTTTTAGGTGTGCTATCATGTGCTATCAGATTATTATTTGGACTTCTTATAATGAATTTATAGCCTTCTTTTTCTAACCATTTCAACATCTCAAATTCAAATCTTGTTAGCTTTTTTGGCTGATGTTCTTTTGACCATTGCTCAACAAATTCAATCATTTTGAATACGTTCCAAGCAGTAATTCTACATTGTCCTTCGAGTGGGCATCGTGAACAAGGAACCCCGCGACAGTCACTGCAACCTTTGTTTTTTGTGCGCACGCTGTCAAACATTCTTGTGATTTCTCTTTCATATGTTTCTTTATCTATCATATTCAACCTCGCAATTGTCAAAATAATAATTTATAGTCATATCTCTTGTAGCACCTTGGAAATATCCATTTATTAGAAGCTCATATAGAATATCAACATCTTTAAAAGCTTCTTCTTCCGAACTATAGTCAATCGCGGCACGAATGATATCGTATTCAAGCTTTGACACCTTGAATTTTTTTAGCGGGTGATTACTGGTCCACCTTTCAACAGCGTTATAAACGTCATTATAAAGATGACAATTATCATATTCCGCATCATAAATTGGGCATACCTTACAAATTACGCCAACACAATCATCACATCCTTTGAATCTATCATCACGCAAGCTGTCCCACATGCGAACAATTTCTCTTTCATATATCTCCTTAGCTATCATCTTTCTTCAACCTCACAATCATAATCAAAGTATTTATCATCAGTAAATGTAATCGCTGTAGGATCAACACGGTAGATATTTCCCTTTCTATCTTCAATTATGTCGAATACCAAACTAATCTGCCCTGCTGAATGTCCACCAATAGCAATCGATTCCCCTACAACATTAGAATACTGTTCAAAACAATGAAATATATAACTTTCATTTTTGTATCTGCATGTTCTATAAAAACTTACCATAGCATTCTCTTACTCCTAAAAATTGCTCATGACTGCAATCATCAGCATGACGTATACAAAAGCGATTATGAATACAACAAGTTCCATCATTCATGTCCTCCTTTCTAGAATATCCTTCCCTTTTCCTTCTCGATTGCATCGTGGCATGTCACCGCGACAGCGAACGCCTGCCATATGTCGGCACGGAACCCGTAGAAGAATCCAGGCTCCTTCTTTGTGCCCTTGCCTCCGTTCCTTGTCCCGTATGCGAACCTGTCGGCAAGCGCCCTCCTGATCGTTGCGTCATTGGCTTTTGGTGAGTGGCATATTGCCAGCTTAACTTCCCTCCGGTAGACGTACCTTATCTCCGTGCCTGGGAATCCGTCCCTTATGTGCTGCTCGAACCTGCCTATCCATCGCACGGTCTCGAAGACCTCGCGTCCGACAGGCATTCCGTAGCTTGCCACCATCTCAAGAGCGACAGTGCATTCGTCACTTGATGAACCGAGCACGTCGCCTATGATGCCGATGATCGTCGCGTTGTCTTCCTTGCCGAACCTCAGCGGCCTGAGCGTCTCATAGTCAGCCACGACGTAGCCGCTCTCTGACGTTCCGGGATCTATCGCAAGTATTATTGCCATTGCCTTATGATCATTCCTTTCATCATCTTTCTGTCCGGGCACCTCCATCCGGCACGGCTGTGGCCATGAGATGGTAATCACCCACGCCGCAGCAGGAACCGTCAGACCATTTTTTATTCATTCATCAGACTGCGGCGCAGGTGCGCTATAAATGGAGTGCACTTAACTATACGTCGTTAACATAAGATTTAATGCCCAGCCGCGTCCGATGGAAATGCCCGGTATCATCACTATTCTTTTTTTCTGTCTTTCTCAGGTTCCCTCTCGCTGAGCCACAGGACTGCAAGGGGCTCCGTATCATTGTCCCTCCTGCGCATCCTGTATCCAGTCAGCGAGTAGTCCGTGAAGTACTGCCTGTAGTAGATGTCCATGAGCTCCTCGAAGCTCTCGGCATCAGCCTGCACCTTCAGCATAGGCCTCATAACCCCTTATGGTTGCCTCGATGTGATCGCTGTTCCATCTCTGGTGGCGCTGTGCGATGGCGTCAACGCTCGGACTCATGTCAAGCCACGTCTTGAGGCTTCTCGCCTCGTCGCCGTTCCAGCAACGGAAAGGGAATATTCCCCTTGTGACAGTCCTTACTACGATGCGCTGGTGCTCGTTGTCAACAGTCACCTCGTATGTCCCTGACTCCAGCTCACGGAGTATGTCTGCGCAGTTAGGCTGGAACCTGCTTCGCTTCATGATGGAAGCTATCGCAAGCTTGACGTCATCGAAGCTGAACCTTGAAAGCATCATTTCCCACATGTCAACCACGTCATCGCCGCTCTCCATCCTAGGATAGAAGGACCTTACGATGGCAATGGCTCTCTTAGCTTCGCTCCTGTTCATTCACTCACTCACCTTCCTGTCATTTAGGATTTTCACAAATAGAGAAATAATCAGATATAAGCCATTGAGATGGCTGTGCTGTGCCGTTTTTGCCGCTCCTACTATATTCATACAGAAGCAGCAACACCCACTCTCTTACATTCTCTTACACTCTCTATACATTCTCTTATATATATAGATGGGGGTGTACTAATTTTTAGTACACTAGTGTGCTAGTTTTTAGTACAGTGGTGTACTAATTTTTAGTACACTAGTGTGCTAGTTTTTAGTACACCTCATAGATACCTCTCGAAGTCCACGATGTGTATGACAGTCGCACCGTTACGCTTTGAATAGGATAGTATGAGCTCCTTCTCGTTTAGGATTTTCAGGCTCTTCTGAACCGTCGCATGGCTTATCCCCGTATCCCTTTCAAGCTGTCTTACGGACGAGATGAAAGCCCCCTTTGCAACCGGCTCGCCGTCCACCACCCTGTTCTTCCTTGAGGCGCTCAGAAGGCAGTGGATGTAGAGCTTGAGGCACGCGGGGCTTAGCCCCCTCATCGTCTCGTTCTCCATGAAGTCGTATGGGAGCTTCAGCCACATGCCGCCTCCGTCCCCTCCAGCTGCCTTCATCGGGCGTCAGCCTATCCTTCCTGAGGGTGCTCAGTCGCTTCCACGTCAATGAAATCAGATGGCTTGTCGGCCATGCTCATGTCAGCGTCGTGAGGGTCGAAGTGCTTGATCGTGTCATCCTGTGCCACGTCCCTTGCGAACTCCGTCTTGAGAGGCGCATACTTGAGTGCCTGCTTGAGCACGGTCTTCTTTGCCATTGCGTCGAAGTCGGTCTTCCATGGCCCGTTGTTGTAGCTCTTCGAGTACTTGCGTGCGTGCTTCTCGATGTCGTCGCGGCTCATGACCTGGAATACGACTCCCTCGCCCTTGAGCTTGATCACGGCATAGTAGTAGACGGGCTCGCCCCTGTCGCTCATGGCCGGATGGTGCTTCAGCTTCGGCTCAAGCCCAAGCTCGTAGTCGAACGTGTCGTTCTCGTATACCGTCTCGGCATAGACCGTTGACACCTGACCGCTTCTGTAGGCAAGGTCAAGCAGTCCCTTGTATCCTATCTGCATCTGGCACTGCTTGCCGTAAGGGATGAGGTAGGCCTGTCCCAGCGGAGTGTTAGGCTCAAGCCCGAGCTGCGCGCAGTTGAGCATTGCGCCCACGAATGACTGAGGCGTGCACTCGGCAAGCTTCGGCGTGTTCGTGATGGCCGTCGTCACGATTCTCGTGAATCTCTCGGGAGTCATCACGCTAGGAAGCGCCTTGGCAACCTCCTTCTCGTAGACCTTGATGTAGTCCCTTATCGTCTGTGGGGCTCT